AGATCCTGCCTACCCTAATCAGATCCATATTCTTCATTACTCCTTAAAGCATTTGCGGCATTAATCATTAACTTTCCTAAATACGTCAGATCTGTGTAATGTTTGAGCCAGTATTCAGGTGTGTTTATAACTCCCTGTTCATATAGCAGCTGAATGGCATCATTAACATTTACGCACCATGTTCCGTTATGATTTTCTTTTATTCTTGCGGATAAATTAAGAATCAGCTGATCGAGGTATTTCACTTCTTTGTAGTGCAGCTTCCAGTATCCAGGAGTATCTGATACTCCCACGCTTCCAAGACGATCGCATGCATCTTCATAGACTGCATTTGTCCCCGATTCTACGAGGGATAGCTCGTATGATGTTGTATATCCGTCCGAACCGGCTGTATGGCTTACCGAATTGATATAATACTTTCCCGATAAATTTCCTAAACCGGTCACTAATACATTCTGTGTTGCCACAAAAACAGGATTCCCTATAGTTTTACAGCTCAAAGTAGTCATATCGTGGTTAGCCTTATTGATAGCGGCATTCAGTTTTAATTCAGCTTCAGATTTACTGTCCAGTTTTTCATTCATTTTATAAATTCTCGGACCGCTTCCTACGGAAAACTTTATATCCTTTCCCGTCTTGCTGTTAGTGTATGCTGCTTCTCCTCCTGTATAAGTTCCTGCAATGTCGGTTTTCCACGACATACTCTCCATATTTTCCACAGGGATCTTACCTGCCACATCTTTTGCTTTATATTTCTCACGATCGAATATTACTAACTTCTTTGAGTAAATTTTTAAATATAAACCGTAAGACTCACAAAGTGATGTAAGAAAAGAACAGTCAGTGGCACTGCTCTGTTCCTGGGATTTTATAGTAATATCTGTTCCATCAAAAATTAAATTTAATCCACAGCGTTTGCATATCTTTTCAGCTATATTTTTCAAGGTTACTTTTTCCCATGTCTGTGTACGCTGAGTTGAATTAAATTCTGTATCTGCCGGACTGCTCACACCGTTTATTGATAAACTTATGGGAAAACCGCTTATGGAAATTTCATCAATCACGAAATTTCCACAGTCAAGTTCTTTTGTATCACCGTCAGCCGTCCAGTCATATACTTTAAGTTTTACATCGATACTGTCACCTTTAGCAGGCATCCATGCACTGATCCACTGTCTGTTTCTGTCAGGAATTTTCAAACTTATACTGTCTGCAGAGCCGGAGTCTTCATCGGTATAGCTGAAGCTCGTACTTTTTTCTGCTAACTCAGTTGTTACATTTTTTCCATTGTAAGATATCTCAAGTTCAGTCCTGCGTGCTTTCATCTTGATCTCCATGGCGGAAGGTCTGACGTTGTATTATCAGGCAATTCCGGTGTATTAAGTACTGTGCCGGAATCAAACTGAAATATATCAAGTAATTGAACATTATTCTGCATCAGCCAGTCCGCATATATTTCTGATCCATATACATTTTTCGCTATCATGTCCCACTGGTCACCTGATTTGGTAGTATACATAGAAGCCTCCTAAGTAAATTTAAGGCGTTTATTTTCACGTATCAGTCTCTGTATAAAAACTTTAAATTGCTCATATGCCTCTTCAACAGATTTTTCCACTTCGGATTTATCTGCATTTCCGTTGATTGTTATTTGCGGAGAAAATATTATCTGTCGATCGTGTACGGTATCTTGATTGTCTGAATCATTATCGTCATTGTCAAAATCTTTAAGCATTTCCGCAAGTTTGGATAATGGCAATACTGCCTCAGGCTCACTTCCTTCTCCTATTTCTGCAAGTGTCGGAGCGGTTGCAATGCCGCCTGATGCAAGCAATGGAATCTTTGGTATATTGAACCCGAATGTCTTTCCGCCCAATCCCGGAACCCAGTCAGGTATGTTTACTTTTAATTTGTTAATGCCTGATATTGCCGTATTGACCAGACTTATCATTGCATTAAGGGGTGCTTTTGCTACGCTTGATAAGGTCTTCCATATTCCTCCGAATATCTGAATTACTCCCTGCCATGCTTTAGACCAGTTGCCGCTGAATACACCTGTTACGAATGTTACTATGCCGCCAAAGATATTTTTTAAGCCTTCAGCAATTCCCCCAATTATAGTCACTGCTCCATTTACGATATCAGCCATCCAAGGGAATTTTTCAGTGATTGCAGCTGCTAAACTGTTTGCTTTTGCAGAAAGATCATCCCAGTTCTTCCATAGTAAATATCCTATAGCTATGACAGCACCTATTATGGCTATTATCCATGTAATAGGCGATGTCAGGAATGTAAGTGCTGTAGTAAATGCTTTCGTTGCAGCTTCTCCTGCGTACAGAAGCACTATATATGCAGATTGTGCTGCTGATACAACTCCTACAGATACAGCTGATAATATATTTGCAGCATTAAAAGCCAGTATCGCTATTGCAATTGTACCCAATACTATAGCTAATGCAGTCAATACAGTCTGATGTTCTTCACACCAGCCTGCTGCTGACTTCATGGTATCTATAAAACCGGCAATTCCATTTGAAACTGCACCTGCAGCATCTGAAATTTTAGGAAATACTTTTGTAGCTAAAAAATCAATTATATTTGCTATATAAGGACCGAAAGCTTCAATAAACGACATTTTTGCATCACTGCTTGCAGCTTCTACTCTTGCTAAAGCTGCTGCTATAGTATTAGTTTTTTCTTCATAAAAAGCATCAAGTGAACCTCCTGATTCTTCTATAGAAGCTGCGAGTGTGTCCCATGAGCTTGCTGTTCCGTCAGCACTGTTTTGTACACCTTCAAGCAAATACTGAAACTGAGAATAATAGTTAGTTCCTGCTATAGCAGCCATATTTGCATTCTTTTCAGAATCACTCATGCCATCCATAGCTTTATTCAGATCTATGAGTATATCCTGCAGATTCCGCATATTGCCCGAAGTATCATACACTGATACACCCAGCGACTTCATGGTGTCGAGTGCAGTGGATTTAGTAGTCATGCGTACTAACATTGAATTTAATGCAGTTCCCGCTTCAGCACCTTTGATACCATTGTTACCTAATATTCCGAGTGCTATAGCTGTATCTTGGTAATTTAATCCTGCTGCTCTTGCAGCACCTCCGGCACCTGTAAATGCATCCATAAGTTCTGCAGCTGACGTATTTGCGTTATTATTAGTTGCTACAAGTACATTCAAGTATCCGTTCAGATCGTCTATATCCAGCCCCATCGCAGACATTGAGTCTGTAACTTGATCTGAAGTAGTTGCGAGATCTTCACCTGTAGCCTCCGCAAGTTTAAGAACCGGCATGAGAGCTTCAGTAGACGTTTTTACATCCCATCCGGCAAGAGCCATATATCCAAGAGCATCCGCTGACTCCGCCGCAGTGAAAGACGTGGCTTTTCCCGCTGTACGTGCTGCATCAGCAAGCTGTTGTTGTTCTGCTTCATTGGCTTTTGATATGGCAAATGTATTTTTTAATGATGATTCATAATCAGAATATACCTGTACTGCATCACTAACAGCATTTTTTACTGTATTAAAAGCAAAAACACCCGCTGCCGCCGCTCCTACTTTTTTAAGCGTGTTCTGTAATCCACTGATTTGATCTGTGGCATTTTTTATGGAGTTTCCGAGGCTGGCATCTGCTCTGCCTGCGATTTTTATCATCATTTCGTATTCTTTGCTTTTCGCCATGCCTCTTTCACTTCCTTTATCACATCAGGCAGTTCCCATATCGGCATCTCCGCAAAGAAATCCATACCTGTATAGGTTGACAGTGCCAGATTTATGTAAACCTTTCTTAAATCGCTGGCAGTCGGACATTCTCCTAATCTGCGAAAAAATACCTTGAAATCCTGTTTTTCACCTTCGTAAAATCACGTGCAGAAATTTTGTAAAAGAATTCTACAGGCAGTTTTGTTACCGCTGCTGCCACTCTGACTGCGAAGGTAGGGGACATTTCTCTGACACCCACTGTAGGTGCATTTTTGTCCATCTCTTTGCTGATCTGGATATACTGAAAGCCTGTAAGATTTTCTATCCCCGAAAGATCTACTTCTGTATATTCAGTTCCTTCAAACT